CGGCGGCACGATTCCGTCCAGCGTCTGGGACGCGATCAAGGCCATGGCCATCAAGCTCGGCTTCAAGACAGGCGGCTGCTTCTGGGCGAAGCTGCAGGAGTACTTCAACACGCCGAGCGCCAGCATGATGGAGACTGCGCGCGTGGCCGCCGTCAAGTCCTGCCAGAACGCCTTCGACGAATTCAAGCAGCACTACGGAACGGCCGGCGTGAAGTTCTGCTTCGCGAAGGACGGCAAGCAGGTCTGCCGCTAATGCGCGCAGTGATGGTTGCCGGCAAGATCCGGCATCTGGCTGGCTGGAAGAAGGAGCCGGGTGACCACCGCGACTTCAAGCTGGTGCCCCCGGGCCAGCTGCTGCCGCAGACGGTCAACCTGCTGGCATACTTCCCGCCGGTCAACGATCAGGGCCAGCTGGGCTCGTGCGTGGCCAACGGCTCGTGCGAGGCCTTCGAATTCCTCGAGGCAGGCGGCAACCACTTGCAGGCGCGAACCCTGTACTCGCGCCTGTACGTCTACTACTACGGCCGCCAGTCGGAGGGCATCCCGCCGGCTGAAGACTCGGGCATGTTCATTCGTGACGGCGTCAAGACGATCGCCACGCGCGGCGTCTGCCTCGAGACGACGTGGCCGTACTCGGACGACTCGCGCTTCTCGCTGCAGCCGCCGGCCGCCGCCGACGCTGAGGCCGCCGCCCACAAGGCGACGATGTACTACCGCTGCGCGGGCCCCGACGGCAAGGCGAGCCTGCAGGCGATGAAGGCGTCGATCGCGCAGGGCTTCCCCGTCGTCTTCGGCTTCAACGTGCCGAACAACTTCATGAGCCAGGAGTGCGCCGACACGGGCATCCTGCACTACCCGGCGCCCAACGAGGGCTACGACGGCGGCCACTGCGTCGTCGCAGGCGGCTACGACGACACCATCGTCATCGACGGCGTGGCCGGCGCGTTCCTCTGCCGCAACTCGTGGGGCACTGGCTGGGGCTGCAACGCGCAGGGCGGCACGACGGGCGAGCGCGGCAACTTCTACATGCCGTACCGCTTCATCACCGACTCGATCGCGGATGATCCGTGGACCATCCGTCGCGGTGACGCATGAGGCTCCTTCTCGTCGTCATCGCCGGCATGCTGATGGGCGCGGGCTGTCCGCCGACGCCAACGCCGCACGACATGGGCCCGCCAGCCGACATGGCTGTGATGCTCGATCTGGCGGTGCCGGCGGGCGTGCTGGCGTGCCCCGTCGCCATGCCGCTGCCGACGGCGAGCGACGTCTGCGACGGGCTCTTCACCAACACCGACGGCACGTTTTACGCGTGCGTGCGCTGCGAAGCTGGCGGCTGCATGGACACCGTCGACAAGATGTACTGCGTCGTCAGCTCCTGCAGCTCGGACAAGCGCTGCGGACAGCCGCCGCGCGCGCAGCCCAAGCCGAAGCTCAAGAGGGGTAAGTAAGATGCTCGGACCGGTCGTCACGCAGGGCATTGACCAGGAGCTGGTCGTCGCCATCACCAAGACCGACGGCACGCCCGCGACCGGTCTGACTTTCGCTGCCGTGCAGTGCCAGTGGCTGCGCGCGGGCGACATCTCCTTCACCACGAAGACGCTCACCGCGCTCAACTTCCTCGAGAAGGGAAATGGCTTCTACGGCATCACCTTCTTGGGCGCGAGCGAGCTGAACGTCGTCGGGCAGTTCGTCTTCGTCGTGCTCGGCGCCGGGCTCCAGACGTCGCAGAACAGCGCGCAGGTGGTGTCGGCCGCATCGCTCACGCCGACGACGCCGGTGGCGCTGCCGGTGTGCGTGGTGACCGGCAACATCAACGGCCCCGACGGCGAAGGCATGGCCGGTGTCGTGGTCTCGGCGCGCATGCTCGGCGAGCCGACGATCGAGACGAACGTGGCTGTCACCGACGACGCGATCACTGCCATGACGGACGACAACGGCGTCTTCACCATCACGCTGCTGCGCCTCACGGCCGTCGAGATCACCATCGCGCGCGTCAACTATCGGCGCCAGCTCGTCGTGCCGAACCTCCCGACCGTCAACCTCTTCACAGGAATCCCGTGAAGCGACTGATTCTTCTCACCTCGTTGTTGATGGGCTGCGCGGCGTTCTATCCGACGCCGCCGCGCCCTCCTTCGCTCGACGGACACGATCTTGCCGGGCTGTCGCGCGTGGTCGACGGCGTCTATCGCTTCTCACAACCGACGGACGCGCAGATCTGCATGCTGGCGCAGACCTACCACATCACTGACATCTTCAAACTCGACCATTGGTACGAGGGCGAGGACGATGCGGTTTGCGGCGTCAAGATCCACTACTACGCGCTCGATCCGATGACGGCGACATGGGACGAGGTCATGCGTGTCGTCGTAGCGATTGAGCAAGCGCGCGCTGCCGGCAAAAAGGTCGGCTTCCATTGCAAGCTCGGGCAGGACCGCACGGGGACCGTCGCGTTTCTCATTGAGCGGCGCGCGGGCGTCGACGTCGACACAGCGTATTTCCATCTGATGCGCATGGGCTTCCATCCATACGCCAAGCTGTGGGCCATCGTGCGCCGCGCGGCAGGTTGGTAGAGGGAGAATCAAATGGCAGCGCCCATCTCACTGGCGGTCGGTGTCGATCTCGAGGAGTACTCGCGCTTCGAAAGCGACAAGAACACGATCACCGTCACCATCCAGCCGGGCGTGCCGACGTCGGATCTGGCGGCAGACGTCGCGATCGGTCTCAGCGCCATCACCGTCGAGGACGCGAGCCAGTTCACTGGCACGTTCCCTCTTGCCATGACGATTGGCGCGCCGACGAGCGCAAATTACGAGACGGTCAGCGTCACGAGCATCGGCGGCAACACGCTCAACCTCGCCGCGCCGACGACGAAGGCGCACGTCAAGTGCGATCGCGTGCAGCAGATCTACGACCTGACGGGCGAGGAGGTGCAGCTCTCGCTCATGAAGGCGCGCCGCAACCGCGACGTCGTCGTCGCCACCATCACAGCGACGCTGCAGGGCATCGGCCCAAACAGGGCCACCGCGACATTCTTCCTGCCCGACCTCGTCGACCAGAAGGCGTGCTCGACGGTGCGCCGTGGCCTGTACTTCATCCGCGCGACCAGCGTGACGAACCCGCTGGTGACCGCGGTGACGCCGGACTTCCGCGTCGCGATCCTCACCGTCGACCGCTTCAAGAAAGAGTATCTGCACGGCGCAGATCACCAAGCGCTCGACACCGAAGAGGTGAAGAATCAGCCGCTGCTCATCAACGGCGTGACCGTCGACTTCGTGTCGCGCGGCCACCAGAAGGGCTGGTTCCCGCTCTCCTACAACATCAGCGATCCGAGCGGCTGCGGCACACCGGTGAAGCTGATCTCGTGGTGTGGTGGCCCGTCGGTGGCGATCCGGAGCGGGCAGCAGAAGTACACGCTCCGGCGCGGCAAGACGCTCGACTACATCGACGTGACGATCCTCGACCCGACGGTGTTGCCGTCGAACAGCATCGCTGAGGATCTGCTCATCGATCGCCAGCCGCTCACCGACGACTTCTTCCGCGACAAGATCGAGCAGGCGATCAGCTGGGCCGAGAAGACGGCGCTCATGGCGTACCTCGAGCCCACGCGCGTCGTCACCGAGGTGGATCAGAACCAGATCACCTACGCGCCCGGCAGCACGGTTCCGACGTTCGTCGACAGCGACTGGGACGAGATCGTGAACGCCGTGATGTACACGCGGCCGGCGCCAGGGCACTGGATCAACTTCCGGATGCCCTACTACCCGACGCAGTACTTCAACGCGCTCTACATGAAGGTGTCGAACGTCCGCATCGTCGACATCGCGCTCGAGTGGATTGAGATCGACACGCCCGGCGGCTTCGTCGAGCTGGTGCCGTTCAATCAGGAGATCGCGTTCAACTTCATCGGCCTCGTCTGGGTGGAATCGCTGCGCGGTCCAGTGCCCATTCCGAACGCGTGGAACTTCGACGCCATCGTCGGCCTGAAGGACACGCCGCCGGTGATCATCGAGCTGGTGGCGAAGAAGGCTGCGATCGACGCGCTCACGCTCATCGGCCAGGCCTTCCGCCCCGGCGTCGCCGGCCAGTCGGTGAGCCGCGACGGTGTCTCCGAGAGCGTTTCCTACCTCTCGAGCGGCATGTACGGCATCTTCTCGGGCGTCATCAAGACCTACACCGAGTGGATGGAAATGAACCTCCCGATGCTGCGCGGCGCCTACAAGGGCGTCAACATGCTCGTCGTTTAGCGGAGGAATCAGTATGGGCGTCCTTGGACATTTGAGTGGACTTATTCCGCCAGAAATCCTCGCGGCATTGGAAGCAGCGCTCGCATCGCCAGAAGCGGCAGCAGGAATGCCGTCGTTGGGTGGCATCGCTGGTATGTTTCCGAAAGAGGTCGTTGCGGCGTTATCAAAGGAAATCGCGGCGACCAGTGACGGCACACCTGTTACGTCTCTGGCGCCGCTCGTCGGCATGATGTCCGTCAATGGCTGGATTTCTCTCGTAGGCTGACCGGAGGACCGTCTGATGGTGAAGGACACGCTTGCACAGTTACGAGGAATGCTTCCGACAGAGATGGTGACTGCACTCGAGACTGCTACAGTGCCTGCGGCTGTGTCGAGCGGGCAGCTGTTGCACCGAGCACAATTTCCCGTCGCAGACACGACGTACACAGCACCAGCTGGTGGTGCAGTCTTCGCGTTGCCGCTGTGGGTGCCGCCGGACGTTGTGTCTGTGGTTGTACGCGTTCAGAACATGCTCAACAACATGGGAGCATATGCGGATGTGCCTGGCGTCAATCTCGCCATTGGCACGCACGACGGAAATGCGAATTTCGCATCTGCACCGACGGTGTACAGTGGCATCACCGTCGGTGGCGTCGTTCCGTATGTGAGCCCGCCGACGCCGGTTGTTGCCGGCGCGGATGGCAAGTTACTCATTGCGATCAGTGTTCCTGACGGCGTGACTGTGCAGTCCGGAACTGGTGGCAACATCACCTGTCGTCTCAACACTGGAACCGTTGTCGTGAATCCGCTGGGCGGCGCTCCGACGAGCGCGCAGACGGTGTTTCCGTACAACATTCAGTTGGAGTTCACCACGAAGGCGAAACGTGTCGTGGTCGTCGGCGATTCCATCTCCGTTGGCGTCAACACATACTGGGACGTGCCCGGTCTCGGAGCCGCACCCTACTATGCGATGGGACTCAATCACGGATATGCGGTCTGCACGTACGGTGTGTCTGGGGCGCGCATGTACGACGTCTTCGACGACCAGCAAGCAGAGATGAGCGCTGCGACGTATCAGGCTCAGTCGCAGCTGGCCGCCGTCGTGCGTGACGCAGTCGTTATCATCGAGGTCGGCATCAATGACGTGCAGTTCGCGCACGTCGCAGGCGGCGTCACGACCTACCAGTCGTTCATCGCCATGGTCGACAAGGCGGTCACCTGGCTGCGCGCGCACGGCGCAAAGGCGATCGTTTTCGAGACGCTGGCAGCCGCGTCGGCGTACGAAGGCAGCTACGGCGCTAATCGCGTCGAGTACTGCAACTGGATCGCGACGAAGCCGTTCGGCATCGACGCCGTCATCGATCGCGATCAGCTGATGTCGACGGCGCCGCGCACGGTGGGCACGACGTTGAAGGCGGCCTACGATTCTGGCGACGGCACGCATCCCAACGCTGTCGGCGAGCTTGTATTATCGGAAGCAGCATTCGCTGTGATTTCCACGCTGTAGCGCACCGCGTCTAGACGTGTCAAATTTACCTCTTGACAAGTCAATGCCGATTCTAGAATTGACTTGACCGCGATCTGGCACACCCCTAAACTGGCGAAGAATGGCGGGTAACGGGCTTGCAGACTTCACGCCCGGTCTTCAGGAAGGACTGATCCTCAATCGCGGTGCTTTGATGTTGCACGAGATCGCAATCTCGTGTACGTGCCGCGCCGAGGACACCTTCGCCGGGTTGAAAGACGACGGGAAGCAGCGTCGTCGTGAGCCCTTTTGCCCGCGGTGCCGCACTGACGGCTGGCTCTATCGCTCGCCGCGCGTGGTGCAGGGATTGGCGACGTCCATCCGCCAGCAGAGGAACATCCTCGATGCCGGCATTGCGCAGCCTGGTGATATGCAGTTCTCACCGTCGCTCGAGCCGCCAGACTGTGCCACGCCGTATCGCTCGATCGGCGCGTGGGACAAGCTTACGGCCACGTGGGAGCAACCGCTCGACGACGGACAGGTCAACATCCGCGGTGCAGCTCAGAACGCGCCGGTGGTGAGCAACCTGGCTCCGAATCAGGACCGCCTCTGGTACGAGCCTTCGTCGGCCGTGTGGTGTGAAGACGAGTTCGGCAAGGTCTACACCGAGGGCACGGATTTCTTGCTGGGACCAGGCAAGATCATCAATTGGCTCGGCAGCGGTCCGCGCGTCGGTATCCGCTACACGATCAAGTACAACGCGTTCTTCGAATGGATCGTGTTCGTGCCGCCGCAAGAGCGCCGCGATCGCGACAACGACAACCTCGGCCAGCTGGTGATGCTGCGCAAGCGCCACATCACCTTCGTCAATGACAGCCCGCTCGCGTTGCCGGAGGACCATATCCCCATCCAGACGCGAGTGAGCTGCTGATGCGCCTCATCGTCGATTTGGACATCAAGGGCATCGACTGGGATTGGCTCGAGGGCCAGTTCGACAAGGAATTGGAGAAGGGCCTCAAGAGCCTCGCCGAGGAAGTCGACACGACGTGGAAGAAGTTCGCTGAGGAGCGCCTCAACCAGTCGCGCGCGCAGTACGTCGAAGGCATCCACGTCGATGTCATCGACAAGGATGTGCAGTGCGAGCTGCGCGGCTTCGTTCCCGTCGCTGTTGAGACCGGCCTCGCCGGCTACGACATGAAGCCCGGTCTTCTCGGCACGGCCGCGCTGCGCGTGATTCCGATCGGCAAGCGCGCGGGCGAGTCGCCACGCCTGACACCGCTGACGATGAACAGCAAGGGCTGGAAGCACCCTGGCTTCCAGGCGCGCAAGATTCACGAGGACGTCCAGTCGAAAGTGGCTGACGAGATCATGCCGAAGATCTTCGGCGACATGGTCTCGAGGATGATGGCATGAGCCTCACGCCAGAATTCATCTTCCAGACGGTCATCGTGCGCGGCTTGCAGCGCATGCGCAGCGACTACAAGCTCGTCGCGCAGCTGTTCCGTAACCTCGACCAGAAGTCGATCGCGCAGATCTCGGACTTCATCAAGACGAACCCGATCGATCTGTCGATCAACTATCCGCGCTCTGAGCTGAAGGTGCCGGCGATCGTCATCCTGCTCAAAGCCGAGGACGAGTTCCAGGCCTTCCTGGGCGACTCGATGGGCGTCGAGATTCCCGACTACCTCGGCTATGACGGCGTCACCGACGTCACGCAGCTGACGGGCGCCGCGTCGGTATCGAGTTCGTCCGGCAACGCGGTGCGCGTATTCGGTCCGCACTTCGCGTTCACCGGCACACGCAACACGCTGCGCGTCTCCGACCCGCTGTGGCATACAGACCAGTGGATCGTCGGCACGCAGCAGGTGCGCATCATCGCCGGCACCGGCGCCGGACAGGTGCGCGAGATCCTCGGCAACAGCCGCGACACGCTGATGACGACGACGGACTGGCTGACGATCCCCGACTCCACGTCGCAGTTCGCGATCGTGCAGCCGGCATCGGAGTTAGTCGGCGAGCCGTCGACGCTCTACGACCGCGTCAACACCCCCGACTTCATCGAGCGCCGCGGCGGGCTCTACACGCTGACGTACACGATGCAGGTGATCGGCCCGAATCCAGAGGCGACGATCTACCTCACGTCGGTGCTCAAGGGCATCCTCACGCTCTACCGCAAGTTCCTCGAGGAGCAGGGCGTCATCAACTTCAAGATGGCGACCACCGACTTCACGCCGCGCTCGGAGTACGTGCCGGACTTCGCCTACGTGCGCGGCATCAACGTCGAGTTCGTCTACCCGTTCGACGTGTTCGAGCCGCTCGAGGAAGTGGCGCGCTCGTTCCGCTTGGTCATCGAAGGCCAGCCGCCGGACAACTCCGTCAGCGTCGAGCCGGTGCTGTCGGACACCTCGTGGACGATCAGCCCGCCCGCCACCGTCGCCACCGGCGGCCCGCCGCTCATCAATCCGCTGTCGGACGTGCAGCGCGTCTACTTCGGAGCTGCAACGCCGCCCATGGTCGTCGACGCTACGTTCGTGCAGAACGTCCTCGGCACCGAGGGCACAGCGATCGCTTCGAAGCGGCAGATGGTCATCAACTTCGCCACCGGGCCCGGGCAGTACATGTACTACTCGATGCCGTCGCGCTTCAACACGGTGTCGTTCAATTTCGTCGACTTCCAGACGAACTTGCCCGTCGGCTTTTCGCGTGTCGCGCAGATCAACATCACCACGACGTTCGGCACCGAAGTCTATGACGTCTGGAAGAGCGACAACGCCAATCTTGGCCTCGTGCAGGTGAGCGTGACATGAGTACGCCCGTCGATACGACATTCGTTCGCCGCAACAACGGCAACTTCCCCATCGTCGACGACGGCGACGTCGGTGGCGGCTACCACGTCGTGCCCGACGCGGCGACACGCGACGCCATCCTGAGCAACCTGCGCAAGGCCGGAATGCTCGTGCTCGTGCAGGCTGATGGCACGCCGCCGGGCACCTTGTACCAGCTGCAGGCGGATCTGACGACGTGGCTCGTGTTCAGCGGAGGCGCAGGCGGTGGTCTGCCACCGCTCACCGGCAACGCGCTCAAGTTCCTGCGCGTGAATGCCGGGGAGACGCTGCCTGAATGGGTGACGCTGACCGCCGACATGATTGCGCCTGCGTTCGCCATCAGCTCGTTCGGCGGTCCCAGCTCGCCCGTCGAGCTTGGCGTCAACGTCACCGATCCCGCGTTCACCGCGTCGTACAATCAGACGCCAGCATCTGCAACGCTCGATGACGGCAGCGGCGCGCTGGCGCTCGTCACGCCGTTCACCGCGTTCGCGTACGACGGCCTCGGTCCGCTGCCCGCGCGCGGCTACACGTCGTCGGCGATCAACCACGTTGTGACGTGGACGCTGCACGCGACCAACAGCGGCGGCAACAGCACCAGCGCCAGCCATTCTGTGCAGTGGGAGCCGCGCGTGTACTTCGACATCGCGACGGTGCCCGGCGCCTATGACGAGACGTTCATCAAGAGCCTGACCAACAACTCGCTCGCAGCAGCATTCGCGCGCACGATCGCGTTCGGCGCAGGCGGTGGTACGAAGCATCTCTTCTACGCGTTCCCGACAGCGTTCGGCACGCCGACGCGCTTCCTCGACGTCAACACGGGCTTCGGCATCCCCTTCTCCAAGGTCGCCAGCGCGGTTGCGCTGACCAACGCGTTCAGTGTCGTGGTGCCTGGCGGCTACGACATCTGGATGAGCGACAACCCGCTCATCGCCGCCGTCACCACACAGGTGTCGTAACGTGACGATCGACGAAATCTGCGCCGCGATTCAAGCGGACTTGAAGAAGAAGGCGGACGCAAGCATCGACGTGCGTCAGCACGCCATCGTCTTCGGAGACACGCTCAGAAAACACGTGCCGAGCGCAGCGCTGACGGCGCACGGCAAAGGCTTCGACGTCATCTACGCGTCGGTCGTGACGCTGGATGCACGCGACGTCGGAGCATCAGGTCGTCTGGTCGGGTATCTCGACCAGCTCATGCGAATGGCGCTGACTCTTGGCGCGGAAATGTCGAGCGTCGAGAAAACGTATTTCGCTTTCTGGCGCTAGGAGGAAACGATGGCTGACAAGGACGTGAAGAAGAAGGACGACGCGCCGGAGCAGAGCAAGCCACCGGCGGCGCCGCCCAAGACGGAGAAGGCGCCGGAGAAGGCTGTCGAAGCGCAAGCAGCGCCGCTGCTTCTGTCATTCGATCGCTGGTTTTCGACGCTCGACAAGCCCGATCACCACAAGGCGGGCATGAAGGCCTACGCGAGCACGAGCGGCAAGAAGTCGCTCGAGCAGTGGGCTGCGATCTTCAAGAACTACTAGACGACCAACGAAGGAGATAGACCATGCCGCGCTCGGTGACTTTCAACGGACAGACGCTCTTCAAGCCGGGCGGACTGACGCGCATCAACGCCAACGCGTTGACTCCCGTCGGTCTCTCGGCAACCGGTGTTCTTGGCCTCATCGGCGAGTCCGATGGTGGTGTGCCGGGCTCGATTGGTGGCCCGGTCATCATCGACGACCCGGCCTTGGCACTGGAAACCTTCGGAACGGGCCCGCTCGCCGACGCCATCGCGCTGGCGTTCAACCCGTCCAATGACCCGCGCATGCCTGGCGGCGCATTCCGCTGCATCTGCTACAAGGTCAACGCCTCGACGCAGTCGGAGACGCACCTGCCGGACTCGACGGCGCTCATCAGCGACACAGCGGGCATCGGCTCGACGAGCACCGTCGTGACGCTGACCATTGGCGGTTTGACCGTCAACGCACACAAGAACCGCTGGCTGCAGTGGAACGGCCAGCAGCGGCGCATCGTCTCGAACACCGCCACCGACGTCACGGTCTCGCCGGGCTTCAACGGCGTGCCGGTCTCGACGGACCCGGTCGTCATCCTCAACGACGCGCTGCTGCTGACGTCGACGGGCTACGGCGCGCAGCAGAATTCGCTGTCGGTCGAAGTCGAGGCTGGCGTCGACGCAGGCACCTACGTCGTCACGCTCGATCTCAACGGCGACGTGCAGCAGTCGCCAGAGCTGGGCGGCACGCCGGTGCTCAACCTGATGTACGTCGGAGGCGCGGTCCCGGCCGACGGCACCGGCCCGGTCACGGCCGCAACGACGTCGTCGGTGACGTTCACGCCGTTGGCGCCGCCGGTGCTCAACGCGTGGGCAGGCATGGTCCTGCAGTTCGCAGACGGCACGCAGCGCCTCATCACCGGCAACACCGCGGCGTCGCCGACGGTGGTCACGCTGGACGCGGCGCACGTCATCACGACCGCGGAAGCAGCCGCGATCGTCGGCACCGTGGTCACGGTCCGCAACGTGAACGCCGCCACGGCGAGCATCACCGGCGCGAACGGCAAGGCGACTGGCCTCACCAGCACCGTCGCTCCTGGCGCAGACAACCTGGCGATCACCTTCGCGCCGGGCCAGACGCTGCAGCAGCTCGTCAACTACATCAACGGCAACACGAACTACCGCGCGTCGGTGCCGGCGGGTCTCAACGCGCAGACGTTCCTCGTCGCCGACTTCGACTTCGGCACGCGCAACACGACCGTCGACGTGCGCTTCGACCAGGGCATCTCGCCTGCGACGAAGGGCAACTTCCAGGCGAACCTGATCGCCATCATCAACTGGATCAACAACTTCTCGACGCTCGCGACGGCCGTTCGCGCGAGCACGGGAACGACCGAAGGTGCCGAGGCTCCCGCGCTCACGGGCGGCGCCGCAGCGGTGGTGCAGGACGTGCCGGTGTTCTTCATCGGCGGTGTGCGCGGCACGTCGGCGAACAGCGATTGGCAGGCGGGCTTCGACGCCATGCTGCTCCAGCGCGTCGAGCAGATCGCGCCGGTCATCGCCTACGACCTGTCCCAGGACGGCCTGGGGTCGACGGCGACCTTCGCGTCGGTGGCGGCGCAGCTCTCGGCACACGTCACGGCGTGCGCCGGCATCGAGAAGTCGGAGCGCGGCGGCTACATCGGCGGCGAGCTGACGTTCACGCAGTTCCTGGCGCAGGCCAAGGTGCTGAACAACACCGACGTCGAGCTGTTCGCGCAGAAGCTGACGGTGCTCGACGCCACCGGCACGCTGGTCGAGCAGCCGGAGTGGTCGGCAGCGGTCGCGGCCGCCGGCATGCGCTGCGGCGCGGTGGAGGTTGGCGACTCGCTGACCTACAAGTTCATCAAGTGCAGCGGGCTGTCGCAGGACAAGAGCTGGAGCCCGAAGAGCCGCACGCAGATCAACCAGCTGCTCACGAGCGGCTGCATGTTCGCCGAGCAGCTGGCGACGGGCGGCTTCCGCTGGGTGCGTGATCTGACCACGTACCTGATCGACGACAACGACGCCTTCATCAACGGCGACACGCGCGACGCCGTGCGCTTCCTGGCGTACGACTTGCGCACGGGCCTCGAGAACGAGTTCACCGGCGAGAAGGCCAAGCCGGCGAACGTCGCCTCGATCCGCTCGTTCGTGGTCACGAAGATGCAGGAGTACCTCGACGGCAGCATCATCGTGCCGTCGCTCGATCCGGAGACGCAGACGACGCTCATCACCACCGGCTATCGCAACCTGCGCGTGTTCATCACGGGCAACGTGGCGACGGTGCGCGTCGAGGTCTTCGCGGTCGAGTCGATCGTGTTCGAGCTGAACGACATCTACCTGCAGCTGCCTCGTCTCGCGGCGTAATTCTAGAATCGGAGGGGCCCCATTCCGTCATAGGAGCGGGGCTCCTCCGAGGCTAGTTGGAGGACGATGATTCCGACCGTTTCAGTTCGTGATCTGGTTCCGGGCAACGTCCTTCGGGTCTTCTTGAAGGAGCCGTGGTCGGCGTCGCCATCGACGGGCAACAACCTCGTCTTGAAGCGCCCGCGCACGCACCGCAGTTTGTACCGCTCCGATTTCTACGCAGTCGTCGACGCGAACATCGGCTCTGCGCGCACGCTCGAGCTGCAAGTCGCTGACTATCGCGGCGTCGGGATTCCTGGGCAAGCTTTGAAACTTTGGACATTCGCAATTGGCTACGACTTCATCAAGAGCGCACAGATCTTCAAGTCGCTCCAGCCATTGCCTGCAGACGTCATGTTGACGTCGCTGGTCGCGAATCTGCTCTCCAAGGGCAGCGCTCCGAAGCTGAACGTGGCGCCGCATTTTGTGTGCGCGCCGATCAATCTGACGTGAAGGTGAACGATGGCTGATATCCCGATTCAAGGAACGCTGGCCCCTAACGGTGGCTTTGCGATCGTCGATGGCCCGATCAAGGTGTCGCCGTCGCCGTCAGCTCGCGTCGTCATCTACGTGCGGCCAGGAGGCAACGACACGACAGGTGACGGCACGTCGCCAGCGACAGCGTTCCGCACGGTGCAGCACGCGGTCAATACCATTCCGCTCATTCAGCGCGGCGTGAGCTACGTCGTCGACATCACCGGCATCAACGACACGAACCAGAACGTCGTTCTGCCGCCGTTCACCAATAGCGATCCACCTCCTTTCAATGCAACCGGTCCGCTCGATCCCATCTTCTGGATCGAGGGGTATGTCACGATTGCTGCGCAGCCCGTCATTCTCGACAGCCTCAACCAAGGCACGACCAGTGGTGTTCCGGATCCGATTACCACGATGGTGACGGTCACAGACACGTCGAAGGCGTGGACGCCCGATCAGTACAAGGGCAAGATGATCTGCGGCAGCGGCAACTTCGAATTCGGCATCATCACCAGCAACACCCCCACCGATCTCAAGATCACCACCTTCTTCGGCAACACAGCGGGTCCTAATCCAGCGCCGTTCACCTTCCCGCTGCACATCTGCGACTACGGCGCGACGCTGACGCCGGCAACCAACCTGCCGGCTATCGACATCAGCGGCGTCAAGGCGACGGTCGTCGTCCACGGCGTTCAGATGTTGGCCGACTCCGGCGGGTTCGTTTCGTTCAGTGGTGCGAATTTCAGCAACGTCACGCTGTCGATGTGCCAGATCGGGCCGCTCCGCTTCTCGAATGGTGGTGGAGTGGACATCGAGGGTTGTTATTTGACAGGACCAGGCGGCGGCGTCCAGACGAACTCAGTCTGGAACGCGAGTGAAATCGCGCTGGATGAGTCATACATCGTGCACATCAGTCCGGCTGTCACCGTCGGCGAGATCACGATGCTCTATACCGTGCTCGAGGATGTGCGCGCCTTCGACGGTGGCAACATCGGTGGCTCCAGCGAGATCGCGCTCTGTCAGTTCATCACGCAGGGATTGACGGTTGCTGGCCCGTTGGCATCAATCGCGGTCTTCAACGTGCGCGTCGACAATGCGGTCCCCATCGCGCACATCAATCCGAACGGCTCCGGCATCCACGCTTTTGGCGGCGGCGTCATTCAATTCGCTGAAGGCGCTATCGGCGGTACTGGTAACGCTGGATATGGCGTCGAGCTTGGTGCTA